GTGTCGCCATTATACACACCTCCTATCTCGAGTATTAAACGTGGGTGTTCTACTGTAATGGTATTAACTGTCCACTTAGTTCCCATCCACGTGACATACTTAATGTTTTGGAAGTTTTCATATGCAAATGCATCAGCAAAGATCTCTATTTCGTTGCTTATTACCACATCATCATTAACTTTATCAGTTGACTGCAGACGACGAGATACGCGGTTTACATCACCTTTATATCGACGTGTCACTATAGATTCCTGCCACACACTTGGCCTAACTTCCGAAGAGATTCCGAAACCAATTTCTCCCGCGTATTTCATCATCCACCTCCAAAAACTTCCATTTTGATGTTTTTACATCATATTCATTGTCTCCATCAGCTTCTGACGAACTGCCTCATTTGGAGCATCCTGCATGATCTCCTCCCATGCCATTGTTGCCAAATCCGCCAGTAGGGGCTACCGGCATAATCATTCCGTTTGCGTTTGAATCTCCTAATGCCATTCTGTTTTTCCTCCTCATAGTAAGTTGTTGGTTTGTAAGTGCGTGTTACTATATTGAGAAGAGGTAGCATTTTGTCTTACCTCTTAACTACCATTTTGATGTAGCATTTGCTGTATCTGTTGTGCCTGCTTTACAGCAGTGTCGTACTGAGCCTGGGAGATTCGACCAGAGTTCAGCATTTGCTGTATCATAGCGTTTGGATCTGATACTGACTGTTTGAGCGTGTTCAGACGAGTCATGAAGTCTTGAGGCATGCCCTGCGGTACTGGACCAAATTCATTGTATAAAGGATTAGCCATTCTGACCTCCTTTGTTTCTCATATTGTTTATCTGAGAACCTAATCTATTGATCTGACGCTGGAATCCGTCTTTCATAGCCTCGAAATCCTGCTTTGTTACGAATTCTACTTCGGCATTCGCAATGACTGGATTCGCGTTCTGTTCTGATCCTCTCTCGGTGTAATCGAGAGTCTTTACTGACACTACGCCATTAGCATCGGCTGTCTTGATGTATATGACTGGATTGTCCTGATCCCATAAAATAGCTCTCGTGTTAGGAGCCATCATATAAGCCTTCATTCCTGCTTCGCCCTGCACCCAGATCATGTCAGGCTGTCTGCATTGGGGTGCTGGCATCTGAAACTGTGGCATAGGTGCCTGAACATAAGGCGTATACAGTGGCTGTTGTGTTTGTGTATTATACTGTGCATAAGGATTGGTGGCCATTTAGTTCTCCTTTCTATACCAGACATATACTGGCTTTTCATTGCTTGAGTCCCAGGAATCATAAATATCACCGTCGACGACAGTGACACAGTGTCCTCCGAATCCTAAGACAAATGTACCTCTAGGGTTATCCTCAGCAAAGTCTTTGGCTGAGTAATCAACCGGACAGTAATCCGGAATTATCATTCGATTGAATCCATTAGCGCGTAGGACGGCACCCCAAACCCAATCCTTGTGCGGCATATCACACATGTTCTTAGCGAACACACTTAATATGTCGTGAGCTTCATCCCACGAAATATCTAACGCTTTTGATATAGCTCTGACAGTGCAATCGCCTGTAGAGAGCCCACACGGATTGGGTTGGTAGTACTGCCACATTATTCACACCTCTTTTAAGTCCCGCTTCGACCCTCAGCCATTCCGAAAGTTAAGTAGTGTTCGTAATATTTTGGCCAATCGTTGCCGAAAGCCGAAACGAGATCTGGATTGTTGAATCGATAGACAACAGGATCAAAATTAGCAGATGCTCTTCGTCCTTCTTTTCTACCGAAATTTACGAAATGTGTCCACAGCATTTCAGCATTGCCATGAAATACGGCATTAAGATCCGGGTATCTCGTGTTATAGTACACTGGATCAAACACTGGTCTGTAGTCTACACCGCCGATTGTATAAGCAGACGTCTGAGACGGATTCGCTGCACCGAGTCGAAGATTTATCTGCTGAACGAGCCAAGGTAATTTGTTCATAAAATAATCACCAGGACACGCTTTGTTTTTGAACCATCTGTGAACTGTCACGTTCTGCTTATCAACCTGCCCGATAAGCTTCTTGTTGTTGCACCATTTAAGCATAGGTATGCCGTTACGCTTGCAAATATCAACTGAAAGATTGATGTATGCCTCAAGCGCTTTGTCAGACATATGCCATCCGGTATCCTCTCTGCCATCGTTAGCGATCTCTATCGTTATAGCTCGCTGATCGTTTGGTATACTAGATGAACACCATGAACGATAATTTTCAGGGACTGAGCAAGCGATATCACCGTTCGACCCTATGCAGTAATTGGACGACGTTTCTGATGATCTCTTTGAAAAATGATCGGCACATCTTTTTGCAGTCCAGTTAGATGCCATGCAATGCGGCGTCTGGGTATCAATTTTCTTGATACGTTTTGACTTATTCGGGGAGATCTTTACATAGGACACGAGAGGAGAGATAATATCACTCATCGCCTTTTCCTCCGTACATCTCGTCGTTGAATTCTTTGTTCTTGAGATAGATGCCCGTGGAGATCTCGAGTGCGGTACCAAGCAGAGTTGCGAGTGCAGCAATGGTCATATTGACCTCATCTCCAAAAGGTAATCCCCATATCTGAGCAAGCGCCAGATAGAAGACACCGAGTGCGGGCAAGAACCTCTGAATCTTGGAAAGAATGTCATATAGGTTATTACTCATCTCTTCTCCTTTCATAGTTTTGCTTTACTTAAATATTCCTGTACTTCCTTCTGTACTTTTCGTAGTTCATCTGTGGCATTGCCG